GCCCTCGATGGGGAGAGCGTCGCCGAAGGTGCCGTAGACGCCGGCCGCGATATTCGTCCACCTGGTGACGTCCTGCTCGTTCTGGGCAAGCTGCGCCAGAAGCTGGGAGGCTTCCGTGGCGGTATCCGTATCGCCCAGGATTTTATAGAACTCAGTGTAGGATTTCTGTGCGGTGTCCCCGCTGTATCCCGCCGCCTCAAAAGCGGTGGTGAGCTTGCCCTGGGCCACCCGGTATTCCTCGGTGGCTTCGTCCAGGTTCCAGATGGCGCTGCCAAGCTCTTTTATACCGCTTAACGCCGCCTGGATGCCGGAAGAGATAAGGTTTCCCATCGCCACCGTGGCGACCGAAAGCCCGGAGCCTAATTGATCCGCCCCGCTGGATGCCTCCTCCAGCGAATCTCCGAAATTCTCCGCCACATCCCCGGCATCCTTCATCCACTCCCGGTTTTCCCGAAGTTCCCCGGAAAGCTGGGAGATGCGCCCCTCCAGTTCCTTTGCCTCACTGGAGCCTTTCCCGTATTCCAGCACAGCATTGGAATAGGCACGCTTCATCCCGGAAAGTTCTTCCTCCTGTCGGGAAATCTCCTGGGACAGCCGCTCCGTAGCGTCCGCCGCCTCCGTTTCCTGCTGGGAAAGGGATTCGATGACCTGCTCATTGGCGGAAAGCTCCCGCTCCATGCCGTTTAGGGCGGCTTCGGCGTTGTTCAGCTGGATCTGCCAGTTCTGCGTCCGGCGGTCGTTCTCCCCAAAGGAATCGGAGGCGTTCTGGAGGGCGGCCCGCAGCGTTTCGATCTTCTGGCGTTGGGCGTCGATTTCCTTATTCAGAACGGTATTCCTTGCGGAAAGCGCCTGGATGGATTTATCGTTGGCGTCAAACTGCGAGGAAACCAGCTTCATCTCGGAACCCAGCACCTTAAAGGACTGGTTGATCTCAGACAGCGCCTTTTTAAATTCCTTTTCGCCCTCGATGCCGATTTTCAGGCCAAAATTGTCCGCCACGGGTCACACCTCCTCTCGCGCTAAATTCCATAAGGGATCACATCATCAATCGTCAGTTCCTGCTTTGGCTTCGCAATCCCCAAAAACTGCCGGTGGCATTCCCACAGGTCCATGAGCAGGCCAAAAGGCATGAGCCACACCTCTTCCATGCGCAGGGAGAGGTGGGCCATGCCGTAATACAAAAGCCGGGTAAACAATTCCGCATCGCTTACCCGGCCGCCGTGTTTTTTCCCTCCAGCTCACTTTCGATATTCCGTTTGGTCCCCCGGTACATCGCCTCCATGATGGCGTCCTTATAGTCCGTCAGTTCCATCGGGGAGGTGAGAAGCTCCACCTCTTCGGCGGTCAGTTCCGGCTTTTTGTCCTCCGGGTGTTTCAGATTGTGGACGAGGATGGGTTGGTTGCACAGTAAGGTAATCAGCCACACGATCTCGTCCAGCGCCATCTCAAAGTTCTCCGCCTTCATCAGCTTCTCGCCCAGGTTTTCCAAGCCCCCGTAACGCCCGGCGATCTGCTTTGTGGCGCGGGTGGTCAGGAGCATTTCATATTCCTGCCCGCCGATATTGACAACTGCTGTTCTTTCTTCCATACTTCAAACCCTCCTTAACCTTCGCCGCCTGCGCCCGATGTCTGATCCGCATAGGACGGTTCATAGACTTCCTCGTACCAGCCCGAAATGACTGTAGGGGATACACCGGCGTCATCCTCAGACACCTCCGCTTTCCAGGGGTGCTTGCCCTGGCCGTCTACCTTGTTGCGTCGGGTCACGGTTCCCTCGATGGACGGGGTGGAAAACTCGATGCTCTCGCCCTTAGTGGTCAGGTTGGTGGCAGGGATGCCGAAAATCACCCGGTACAGCCAGAAATAGCGGTACTTGCCGTTGGCTTTCTTGGCACGGAAGCCAATAGCGACCGGAGCGCCTCCGTCCTCCGACGCAGAGATCAGGACGCCGTTTTCATCGATTACCGCCCCTGTTAGGTCTTCCGCCACGCTTTTCCCGATGTCGTCCACCCCCAGCGTCAGCGTCCCGCTCTGGAACTCCTTCACGACCTCCGCCGCGCCATCGTCCGCGTACAGCGTAGCTTCCGCCAGTTCCACGGAAAGCTCGGCGGTCATGGCCTTTGCCAAAGCCACAGGGGTGGCATAGGTCTCGTCGCCGTTTTCACCCTCGGTAATCTTCGAGTAGAAAAGTTTATCAAGGCCAATGGTAGCCATAGTTCATTCCTCCAATCCATACAGTTTTGCCACATCAATGGCATAGTGGTGGTAGCCGGTATCATCCTCATGGCCGATGTACCGCCTGTCTGTAATCACAAAATCAGCGGCAAGAAGCGCCTTTGAAAGCTGCTCCTTTCGCTTCAGATAGTTGCCTTTGGTAAACAGGGAGAGCCGCGCCTCCTGGGTTTCAAACTCTGGGAGGTTATCCGCATGGAGTTCATAGGTGTCCGCCAAAGGCGTGACCACCACATATTCCTCCGGCGGCTCATCGGAGAACACGCCCGTCTCCACAGGCAGGCCGCAGCCGGTAACCGCAGCCTTGATTTCCGATAAAAGGATCAAATCTTCTCCACCTCCTCATCCAGCTTCGCCTTCATGGCGTTGATACAGGCATTCCTGGAAGAGGACCGGGCCGGTTTTAAGAATGGCTTGGCAGGCTGGCCGCTTTTGCCGTATTCCAGGATGGTGGCGATTTTGGCGTTGCTGTCGCCATCGGAACGAGGCTCGGAAAAACCCACCTTCACATTGAAATCCCCGTTCTTATCCTGCAGGGCAGGTGAAGTGCCAAGGGAGCGCAGAAGTTCCCCGGTGCTTCTGGACTCATACTTCGTCCCGCTGCCGATGACCGCCTGCAAATTGGAGCGCACCTTGTCCTCCACAACCTCCGCGCCTGCCTCCAGCACCTTCGGGAGAATCTCATCCGTCTTGTCCGCCAGCCTGGACACCTTCATCAGAAAGTCGTCCGGCATTTTCATCTGAACCTTAGCCACCGGGTTTCACCTCCTGCGCCATAATCTCCAGATACATCCCCCGGCCTTTGACGTCTTCCACCGAAGTGATCTCAAAGGTATGCCCATCGCAGAGGATGCGCATATCCGTTGTGACTGCTACGCCGGGGATTACCCGGAACCGGAACAGGTCGGTGGCGGTAGAAAAGGACGCCATATTGGCCCATTTTTCACTGCCATGTCGGCCTTCCCGGTAAGCCCGGACCTCCGCCACGGTCACATCCGTTTCTGTCTTGAATCCCTCATCATCCTGCGTGAACTGTTTCTCCACAAGCGAAATGAAGGTGTTCATCTTTCCAAAGCCCATGTCACACCTTCCATTCCCGGTCGAGCCGAAGCAGAAGGTTGACCGTGTTCCAGACCTGCTGGCCGGCCTGTACATTGTCCGCGAAAAAGCCGCCCGTGGAACCGTCCCTGGACTCGTAGAAGTGGGATGCCAGCATGATCACCGCCTGTTCGGTGGTAGCAGGCATGGGATTTTCAGCATAAGTCCCTTCCGGGACGTGCTGGTAGCTTTCCGCATAGGAAACAGCGGCGGTGATGTAGCCCTGCAAAAGCGCATCATCCGCCGAATGCTCCAGAATCAGGTTTGCCTTGACTTTTTCCAGCAGAGTGTCCATCACCGCCGCCCCCTTTCCGTTATGTCGATGCTTTCTGTGCCAGCACCTTGATGGCCTCGGACAGGATCAGCTTGCCGTCCACCCTCTGGGAAGCGAGGAAGCCCACCTGACCGTTTGCCGCGTACAGCTCGTTCAGACGCTTGAAGGAGCGCCCCTGGCGGTCCGCGATCCAGTAGTAGCTGAAGTCACCGAAAGCGATGGTCTTCGCGCTGGCGGCGATGGCGGGCATATAGGCCGAAGTACGCACAGGCCTGCCCAGGATGGTGTCCGGCGTACCGGCGGTCAGGGAGGGCTGCCACAGGTACTGCCCATTGCTGTCCTTCAGCTTGCGGATGGCCTTGATGGTGGAATCGTTCAGCACCCACACAGCGTTGCGGCGGTAGGGAGATTTCAGGGAGTAGAACAGGTCAATCAGTTCATCGGCGGGGATGGCGGGGGGGGGGGCGGGCGGCGGAGCACGCG